TTTTGACATGAAGTGCGCTTGGCCTAGCATCACTTCGGAAGCCATCTTGCAGGTCTTCCGGGTACTTCCCCCACCACTCGTGGCCCTCTTCCAAAAGGGCCACCGGTGGAAGGGGGTTCACTGAAAATCCATGCCTGATAAGATCGCAGTCTCAGTGGACTGCCACATCTTAACACGTTTCTCGGTTATGGGCTCAAACTTATTACATTGTTTCCCGCCCGCCACATGCGTGCCTACAATCTTACCATCATCAACCGCTACCACAATGCCACCGCAATCTCCTTTAGCGGAAGCAAAGTTCGAGTAGCCATCAGCGCTGATTTGCCCAACGCTTACATTAGGCTCACTCTCATCACCTGTTGTGTAGGAAATTAGCATCGCCATCTCATTCTTGGGAGGCCTAAACTGCAAATTCTCTCCTTTCAACACACCGTGGTGGAAAAAGACACCACCATCTTCAGAAGTCGGGTAAATTTTATCAGGCAACTCTGCCACACGATTAAAATTGGCTACTTCCTGCTTTCCCTCGTGATAACCGTGGAGAGTAGTATGAACTTTATCTCCAAACACGGTTGCAGTTTGAACAAACTGCCCATTAACACGGTATTTATATACACAGTTGGCATACTTCCTATAGTTAAGCTTAACTTTACCAAGCATGCTCTCTTGCGCCATACCTAACTGCGCGACATCCTTAGATGTATACGTATACTTACGCTGACGCGCACGGTACACTGCCCGCCTTCTGGCAGCAACAACTTTTGGAGGTTCTCTATCAGGCAACATATCCTCACGCATATCCTGCATGGTATCCTGAATATCATGGCTTTCCTTTACCCACTTGGGTTGACATCCCACAAAATGGATACAGTTAGGACCACCACAACCCTCACCACACAAAGCACTCGCACTTACTGGGAGTTTCTTGGGGCAGGTACTATAATGGATACATTCTTTAACCTGAGGAGTTTGACAACCTGCGAAATGAATACAATTGTGACCACCACAATTTTCACCACACAAATCTTTTGCACTCACTGGAAGTTGCTTGGGGCAGGTGTTATAATGAATACACTCATTATTAAACATCCTCTGCCTCGTTGACTGAACTAACTGACGTTTTCGTGATTTCTCTTTGACTTCACTTGGCATGTCAAGGTCATACGTCTGTTCATAATCAACTCCTTGAATATCATCAACATCTTCAGTTCCACCAGAAGCTTTCTTATGTTGCTCATTTGGTCTGAACAACTGGCGGACCTTTGGAGTCTGCTTGAACCTTAATCGACGCTGGTCTCGTCTTGCTCCGCGACCAGACTTATTCTTACGTTCAATTCCTCCTTCAAGACTCCAACTGTTGGTATCCTCATCATCGTCCTTGCAAATGTATCCTGCAGCAACTGCCGCTCCGAGGAGCGCAAAAAGGCTAGTAGCAACTAAGCCTACTGTTGCTTTATGTTCCTTCACGAAACCTACACTTGCATCAAACCAACCACTCACTCGCTCGGAGAAACTATCACTGGGCAAAAACTGCTCATACCATTGATCTACCGGTAGCGGTGCTGGAGGAGGAGGGGTAACAGAACCATCAGATCCCTCTGAGGCATACTGCGTCCCTTTCTTAAGAGCAGGGAAGAGAAAGTCACTAAAAGACCATCCTTGCTGGACCATCTTATGCCTGCGACTCTCCTTCTTTTTAGAGTTCTTAGTTTTCCTAGCCAGGCGCGCCTCATTACTGGGCTTAACCTGTCTTCTAGGTCTACGACTCCCAGGCTTAGGTGGAACTACTTCAGGAACCAATTCGCCTTGGCGCACTGCATCTTCCACT